AACCTCTCCATAACATCGTGATTCTATAAACGATTCTTTTTCTTACCCAAACAAATGATAACAAGGATCATGTGTTTCATTTCCCCAAAATTATTTTCTAGAGCGGTGTATAACCAAATATGGGTGGAGGACTCATGCAGCTTGTGGCTTACGGCGCTCAGGATATCTACCTCACGGGGAACCCCCAGATCACTTTCTTCAAGGTCGTCTACCGCAGACACACCAACTTCTCGATGGAGTGCATTGAGCAGACGATTAACGGGTCTCCAACTTCGGGTGGCTCAGGTACGGTTACTATTTCGCGTAATGGTGATTTGGTCTACAAGGTCTATGTGACCTCCGAATCATTGGCAATCATTAACGGTGATGCACTCGTGAGTGAGGTTGAGGTTGAGATCGGTGGACAACAGATCGACAAGCATTACATGGAGTGGAACCAGATCTGGAATGAGCTCTCGACTGACGAATCCAAGGCAGTTGGTTTAAAATCGATGAAGGGGTCCGTCGGGTCCTCCGGGACCACCGGTCCCGGCTTGGTCCAGCTTCCGCTCAACTTCTGGTTCTGCCGGAACCCGGGTCTCGCTCTGCCGCTGATCGCCCTCCAGTACCACGAAGTGAAGCTCAAGTTTACGTGGGGTGCTCAGAGTGACGTCACAACCACTGGTGATGCGACATGTAAGGTAATGTGCGACTACATCTACCTGGACACCGATGAGCGTCGTCGTTTCGCCCAGGTGTCGCACGAGTACCTCATTGAGCAGCTCCAGAAGCAGACCGCAACCGAGGGCACCACCAGCAAGCTTAACTACAATCATCCGGTCAAGGAACTGATCTGGGTCACCGCGGCGACTAATGCGTACAATACGGCCCGTATCGTCCTCAACGGTCACGATCGTTTCTCCGATCAACAGGAGGAATACTTCCAGCTCAGACAGCCTTACGATTACCACACGGCTGTCCCGGCGCAGAACCTCCCTATAACGAACGTTCCGGATCTTGATAATACTGAAATTCTCGTCAAAGGGAAGATTCCTGTTTCAGAAGCGGCATCTCTCGACGCTAGTGTCAGCGGAAAACTTTCAGTAAGTACCGCGGATGGCACGATTTGTGCCGCGGACGACGTTGCGACATCAACCGTCTATGGTTTCTTTGACACGGACCTAACGACAACGTTTGTTGTCGGAAATAAGTACCAGATTTACGCGAGTTTCAATACCGGGGCGGATCAGATAGAGCAGATAACCGTTGTAACGTGTACTGGAGTCGCTGGTCTGGCTGCATCCGCGGCGGCGGATACGACTGTTGCCGCCGCACTCACTCTTACAACAACGCGCGGCGCACAAGCGGGCACCTACACCCCCGCGGATGATACGATCGGCGTAACATTTGATAAGATTATATATAATCACCGGACAGCGGCCGCTGTTGATGCGACACCCGCGACAGCTGTGACTATTCGCTCAATAACCCAGCTGTCATTAACTACTGCCAGAACATCCAAGATGACCAAGAAGATCAACGTCTACTCCTTCGCCCTGAAGCCCGAGGAGCACCAGCCATCGGGCACCTGCAACTTCTCTCGCATCGACAACGCCCAGCTCAAGACGGGTGGTGATCTCGCCTCAACCGATAACATCTACGCCGTCAACTACAACGTGCTCCGCATCATGTCGGGTATGGGTGGCCTCGCTTACAGCAACTAAGTTCGCCAAGCATCTCCAAAAACATCTCCATAATCTCATAATCTAGTGGTCCAAACAATTCTCTAAAAGATTCACGAAATCGTTTTAAAACCAAACAAATGAATTCCAAGGATTCATTTGTTTCATTTCGCCAAAATTATTTTCTAAACCAGGGTATAACCAAATATGGGTGGAGGACTTATGCAACTTGTGGCTTACGGCGCTCAGGATATCTATCTCACGGGTAACCCCCAGATCACTTTCTTCAAGGTTGTCTACCGCAGACACACCAACTTCTCGATGGAGGCGATTGAGCAGACCTGGAACGGGACATCTGTTTCTAATGGTCGTTGCACCGCGACTATTTCCCGCAACGGTGATTTAGTCTACAGAATGTCGATTGAAATACTGGCTGGTAACACCGACTGGCAGACTGAGGCAAATCCTGGTGCTAACTTTATCACCGATATTGAACTTGAAATCGGTGGTCAGAAAATCGATAAGCATACAGGTCAGTGGATGGAAACTTGGGCCGAATTAACCCAACCCAACCCAAGTGGCACGGTTGCTTCGGGTGTCGCACCAGATGCCCTTACTGCCAAATCTACCTTATTTCAACTTACGACCGGTTATGGGGGTGTTTCGGATGACCAGAGAACCACGAATACTGACGTTATATTGGTTCCATTACAATTCTGGTTCTGCCGGAATCCGGGTCTCGCTTTACCTCTCATTGCACTCCAGTACCACGAGGTCAAGGTCGTCCTGAATCATACGGTTAGCACCGTTCTCGGGGCCAATGCCACCCATATGAAATTATGGTGTGATTACATCTACCTCGACACCGATGAACGCCGGAGATTCGCCCAGGTATCACATGAATACCTCATTGAGCAAGTTCAACACTTGACTACTGCTTCTCAGGCATCAAATGAACTTAACTTTAATCACCCGGTTAAAGAATTAATATGGACAGGTGCTTGGACTGCTGGACAGAATACTGCTACACCGGCCAATGCCACTGATGTTACGTGGCAAATTAAGCTGAATGGTCACGATCGTATGGCTGCCCGTAATTACAGATATTTTACAAGAGAGCAAGTTCTTGATTATCACTCTGGTGCTGGTGGATTAGATTGTGTCACTACTGCCACTGGTGGAGCATCTCAATGGGACGATAGTATTGCGGTGTATTCATTTGCCCTCAAACCAGAAGAACATCAGCCTTCAGGAACGTGTAATTTCTCTAGAATTGATAATGCTCAGTTAGTATCCACAGGAGGCACCCCGGCCCCGCTTGATGTCTTTGCCGTGAATTACAACGTACTCCGTATCATGTCTGGTATGGGTGGACTTGCTTACTCGAATTAAATTATAACTCATTGAATGATCCAATTAATTCACTGCACCCAGGAATCATGGATGTGGCATTATATTTTTGTAACCAATCACTATATACATTAATAACCTTCTCTAATCTCTCTTCCAAGAATTTCACTCTGTTTTCCAACTCATTGACTGATCCCGAAGTATCAGTCGATGACAACATCTCCTGAACATTCTGAACCACCTCCTGAGCCGAGGGTGCTTCTACCTCTGCGACTTCGCTAGCAGGCTCAGCAACTGGCTCTGGCTCAGCAACTGGCTCAGCAACTGGCTCTGGCTCAGCAACTGGCTCTGGCTCAGCAACTGGCTCTGGCTCTGGCTCAGCAACTGGCTCTGGCTCAGCAACTGGCTCTGGCTCTGGCTCAGCAACAGGCTCTTCTTCCGAATCAGACACAATAAGGGGTTCGGGTTCAACAACAGGATCGCTCATAGAGGTTATGATTCATTGTAGATAATAATTTTTAAGTGATTCTCCAAGTTTGACTGATATTAAAGATATCAACCGTATCGTAAACAAAACGGACTATGGACAGACAAGAAAGCAAAGGTCAAGGTAAAGGGAGAGGTAAAGGGAGCAAACTCCTCGCGGGCAACAAGGGCTTAGCGAACTTGGGGAACACCTGCTACATGAACTCTGTTCTCCAGTGTCTCAGTCATCTCTTGACATTCCACCCGCGCAACAAACACTTTCATAAGCAGTGTACCGATATCGGAGAGTGTCTTATGAAGGAATGGCACGACTTCCAGCTACAGATGTGGTCCAACGAAGACAGTCAGCACCAGCATAGTCATAGCCATCAGCACATGATCAATCCCATCAAGTTGGTCCGTTGTTTCCAGGAGAACTGTCGGCGTCACAACTATTACTTTGAGAACTTCCAGCAAAACGATGCGGATGAATTCTTGACGATCTTCTTGGATCTCTTGCACCAGGGCATCCGACGACCCGCGACCTTTGAGATCCCTGAATATCTGGATGAGAACGATGGCGATTCGCTTTTCGTGAAGTCCATCGAGACGTGGCGTCAGTTCTACAGCAAGGATTACTCGTACATCGTCAAGAA